GAACGAACTGCTCGTGGATGCGGGGCACGATGCCCAGGACGTTGTCGGCGGTCGCCTTGGCGTTCGGCCCCGGCGCGATGTTGATGGTCGTGCTGTTGTTCTGCGTCACGCCCCCGCCGCCGCCCATGCCCATGCCGCCGCCCATGCCAGCCGCCGCGCCGATGGACGCGGCACCTGGGCTGGACGTGGATGGGTCGGCCCCCAGGAACGGCCCGCCGCCGCCCATACCCCGGAGCAGCAGGTTCTGCGCCCACGCGCCCCGTTTGGCCATCTCGCCCTCGCGGTCGCCGGGACGCTCGAAGTAGGCCGACACGGCACCGCCCGCGCCCCGCGCCGACGTCTGCCCGCGCAGGATCCGCCCCGCGTTGGCCTCGGTGTGGGTCAGCTCCCACTGAACGAATTGCGCCTGTTCGAGCAAGCTCGCCTCGGCGACGCTCTTGCCCATGACCTGTCGGAACGTCGCCTGACGGTCGGGATGCCACTGCGCCAGGCCCGCCGCCTTACCGCCGTCGCCGAGCTTCCCGTGCGGGTTGAGCCCCGACTCGGCGTGCAGGTTGGCGATGATCCCGGCGGTCTGCTCCGGGGTCCAGCCCTGGCTCTGGAAATACGAGCTGAGCGTCTTGATGGCGTCGCCCTGATCGACCCCGCCCGACCCGGATCCACCGCCGCCGATGCCGTCGATGCTGCCCGCGCCGTTCAGGATCTGCGCCGCCCATCCACCCCCGGCGGGTGCCACCTGCCCAGGCTCACCGCCCACCAGGGCACCGGGCCCGGCGAACTGGTTGGCCTTGGCGAACTGGGCGATGCCCTCGCCGATGTTGAAGCCGAGCTTCTTGGCGTCACTGTCGGTGGCCTCGGGCTTGTTGCTCGCCGCGCCGCCGCCGCCTCGTTTCCATAGAGGAATGTTTCCGAGTAGGCTCCATGGCCAGCCCCAACCGCCTGGCGCGCCTGGCGTCTCATGCTCGCCACTACCACCACCTCCAGCGGGCAGGTTCTCGGGACGCGGGCCGGATCGCTTGACCAACGGGGAGAGTCCCCGCTTCGGTCCCTGGGCGATGCCGTCCCAGAGCTTGCGCATCCACTCGGGTGCCGCGTCTTTGTGCTCGCCCCAGTAGGCGAAATCATACCACGGGTGCTGGATGTAGTCCTCGATGGGTGTGCCCACCGGAACCACCGAGCCGTCCGGCATCGTGTGCGGGCGGTCGGTTACCCTCGGCCCGCCCTTACCATCGCCGGTCAGCTCGTCGGTCGCGTAGCCCATCTCCTTGAGCTTCGCGTGGACCGCCTTCGCCGCCTCGGTCAGGATGACCGTGGTGAGAGCGACGCCGAGCAGGGTCAGGAACGTTGACGATGTAACGACCCCGGCGATGGCCTCGACAATGCCGACCCCCGCCTTCGCGCCGCCCTTCAGGCCCAGCATGGATCCGGCCAGCGTCTTGAAGCCCTTCAACAGCAGACCCAGAGCCGTGGGACCGGCCATGAGGATCAACGCCTCGGTGATGCCCGTGGCGAGACCCTTGATGCCGGTCATCTCGCACAGCCACTTGTCCATCGGTGCCAGGATGGCGTTGATGGCGTCGAGAACACCCTTGAACGGTTTCAGCATCTCGCCGACCGAGCTGAGCCCTTTATCGAACGGCCCCCAATCGATCTTCGCGGTCTTCGGGTCCGCCTTCCAGTGCTGATAATCATCGAGCAGCAGGAGCAGCGCGGTCAGTGCGGTAACGAACTGAAATATCGGGGACGACATCAACGCCATGCCGAGCTTCAGCCCGGTGAACGCGCCGACGAAGACCTTGATGCTCTCGGGTGCTTTCGCCATCATAACGAAAACGTTGCCGATGAACTCTACGAATTTACCCAGCGCCCAGGCCGCGTTGTCCACGTATTTGGTGATCAGCGGCATGTTGTCGAGCAGCATCTTCTGGAACTTTTCCAGCTGCGGCAGCATGGTCGCGAACAGCGTGGATCCGAAGCGTTGCTTTAACGTATCGAAGATGTGGCCGAAATCGATGAACTGGGTCATGACCTTGTTCGCCATGGTCGCCCAGTTCTGCGAGGCCGCGTCGGCCTCGGCCTTGGTGTTCACTCCCCACACGATCTGCGAGAGCATGCCCGCGCGGGCGATGTTCTTGCTGTAGTCCGGCGACATGATCTGGCGGGTGAAGTTGTCGCTCAGACCCATGAGCTTGCCATACTGCAGCGCGATCTCCTGCGGCATGCCGCGCAGGGTCTTGCCGAGCTGCTCCACCTGCTCGGCGGCACCGGTCGCGTTGACGCCCAGGCCGCGCAGGAAATCCCGCGCCGCCGGGCCCATGCTCCGCTGCCACGCCGCGAAGGACTCCATCCCGCCCTGCGCCTCGCCGGTCGAGACGCCGAGCTGGTTCATCGCGTAGGTCGCGGACTTGATGTCGCTGACTGATGATCCCAGACGTTGCGACATGAAATAGAACTTGTCGCCCGCGTCGGCCATGATCTTGGTCAGGCCGACGATGGACGCGGTCAGGCCCACGACCTCCGCCGCCACGCCCGACACCGATCCCGCGACGCGTTTCAGGGTCGAGAGAAAATTGTTCTGGCTGGTGGCATCGACCGAGTATTTGACGCTGATCAGAAAATCTTGGAGCGTTTCGGCCACGTATCAAATCTCCTACATGGTCGTCGGTGGCCCCTGGGGCGGCATCTTCGACACGTTGAATGGCTTGGTCGAGACGTCGGAATACCAGGGGTCGCCCCGGTTATGGCCCCAGTGCCTGACCGCGCCGACAACGTAGTAGCCATCGCCGGACATCGACTTCGCGGAGTTGCGCAGATCGAAATTGGTCATCACGGCGGCGGTCGGATCGACCGCCTGGAACTGGGTGATGTATTTGGTGTCTACCTTGAGCTGCTTGCCCGGCGTCAGGTTGGGATTGAGCAGCGACCGGATCTCGACGCCCGCGCCCAGCGTGACCGTGGGGGATCCGATCAGGCCGGTGCCCGGCGTCAGCACCGGGACGGTGTCGGTCGCGTTGAGCGCCTCGTCCTCTCGTAGCATATGTAACTTGTTATCGGTATCGATGAAGACCTTGGCGTTGGCTGTATAGGCGACGTCCTTCAGGATATCGCGCGCCATACCGAACAAGACGCGGCCACGGGGGGACTTCTCGTCGCCCAGGATGGTGAGCTGGCCCTCCTTCACCGGGTCGTGCCCCTGGTTCATGGCGTCGATGCACGCCTTCACCACGTCCTTCTTCGTATACCCGGTCTTCAGCCATGTATTGATCGTCGTGTAGTTGACGGGGATATCCTGCGAAAGAGAATGGATCTCGGCGAACGTGGTCGTCGCGTCGAGCCGACCGTATTTGAAATACCCAATGGGGCCCTTGAACAAAAGCCCGTATTGCGTTGACGGCGGCTGATATCCAACGGATAACGAAACGAACGTGAACTCCTTCTGCATCTGCTGCAGCAGATCCTCGCCGACATTGTAGACCGTGATCCTGGCTCTCCATGTCGGCGTCCCTTGTTGCTGTTGTATATCGAACTCGAACGCCAGCGGGGAGAGATCGACCGCTTCGTCGCCCTTCTGGGTGCCCACCGACAGGTGCCACTTCCGCATCCATAACAGCGAGCCGTCCAGCACGGGGGCGTTGAGATCGTGCGGGAGCGGCGCGATGTTGGGGATCTCGGGGAGCGGTTTGACCTCGACCGCTTTTTGCGCCACCTGCACGACCTCGGGCAACGGCTGGATTGGATCGGGAGTCGCTATGATGACAGCCATGCATCATCTCCTGTCGCGCATCGCCTCGGCCCTGCGGTGCTCGTTTTCATCGCGAACGTTCAGTGCCTCGTTCGCCCATGCGACATGCTCAAGATCCAGCGTGCCGTCGATCAGACTCTCCAGACGCATCATACCGGCGAGCACCGGACGCATCAGATAGTCCTCGCCGTCCGGCAGGTTCAGGCCGGTCCAGGCTGGCTCTCCAGCCCCTGCGGCTGCGCTGTGGGTATAGAGCTGATCGGCGACACTGCGCCGATACCGAAAAAACCCCCGAGATTGTCCTGCACCACATTCCAGCAAATGGTGAACAACGAGCCCAGATCGATATCGTTGTATTGATCGCGCGACGCCATCGAGCTGAACAGCGGCGGGCCCCAGACCGAAGACCCGTTCGCCCCCTCTCGTCTCTGTGCGTATGCGAAACATTTATTCACGAGAAGGTCGGTCTCCTTCTCGTCCATCTTGGCGAACGCCTGAAACAACGGGATCATCATGGCGATGTTCCGCGTTGCCTCGGGAGCCCCTGGGTCGAGGTTGCTGTTCTCGACAAGGATCGCGACAATAGCACCCGACAACGGCGCGATGGCGCGCAGTAGGTGCATCTGTTCGCGGGCGTTCATCTTGGTCGTGCGGTAGACGAAGCCGCCGGTTTCAAATTCCGCCATGGGCTTATGCCGCCAGTGCGGTCAGCGCGCCGCCCGAAGAGCCATCGCCGAAGATCATATCGATCCGCCCCACGTCGAAGATCCATTCCATCGTGCCGCCTTCCTTGGCGTAGTTCACATTTGGTGCCTTTTGAAAGGCCACCTGCGAGCACGAGATCTGGTCGCCGCGCGATGGGTCGGAGACCACGATGGTGTTCTGACCCCAGAGCGCCGATGACACGCGTTGCAGGTCATACATCTGCTGCAGGAGCTGGTTCGTTCCCGACGTCTTGAGGAAACGAATTGTCACCGTGCCAGCGTTACCAGCATGTAACGAATGCATGATGCAGCCGTCCGAGCCGACCGTCATGGTGCTCTTGTTCTCCAGCATCGCGACGGAGATACCCTCCTCCGCCGTGCAGGATCCGTAACCAAGAGCGAACGATCCACCGGGCCCGACGATGGACGCGCTGACGTCGATGAAGCTGTAGGTCGCCATATCAATCTCCTTGTTTGTCGGCGGGGGGTTTCGTCGGTGGTTCGCCGTGCGACGCCAGCAACAGAGCCAGGATCGCGGCCAGTGCCTCGGACCAGATCTCGCGCGCGAGCTGACCGAAGCTGGTGCAGCTTCCCAGCTCGGCGCGTCCAAGTATGAAAAGGTAGAAACAGGTCGCGCTACCCGCGAGGGTAGCGGCTATTTGCGCGAGCGTGATGAACGCGAGCAGGAAGAAGCACGCCCGCAGCATGTTGAACGGCGGGCGTGCCACATCCGGTTTATCCTTTCGAGCCTACAACGTTATGCCTTGGGCGCGGGCGTCTCCGGTAGTGGAGTCCCACCCGTGGCCGGTGGTTGCGCGGGCAAGCCCGCGTCTGGCCGGTTAGCCGTGGCCGGGTCGATCACCTTGCCATGCCACTCGGCCTGGCCTGGGACGTGCCAGAGCACGACCAGCTTGTCCCGCAGCGCGCCACCCGGAGCGGCTGGCGGGGTCACGCCTGGAGGGACCGGCAGACCGGCATCGGGATGTCCCGGTGCCCACGGCAGATCCTGATCAGGACGGTTGCCCGTGACCGGCGGGCGGTTGCTGATATGATCGCGCCCGCCCTGACCGTAGCCGGGGTCAATCGGTCGCTCGTGGCTGGGCAGCCCGTGGTCAGGGTGCCCCGGATGGTAGATCGGCCCGCCGCCGGGATGGGCGGGACGGCTGGGCAAGCCGTGGTCGGGATGCCCCGGATGGTGGATTGGCCGGTCGTAGCCGGGATCGGCCAATCCGCCGATCTCCCGCACGTCGCCAATGTAGAGCTTCGCCGTCATCGTCATTCCTCCTTGGATGGGTAGCGTCAGGTCAACGCCGCGCGAGCCGGGGCGGTTTCACAGCGCGGCGTGGAACTGGTGGTAGTAGCCCTCGATCAGCCCGGCCTGGTCGAGCCCGTTGACGATCTTGCGCGCGTTGTAGGGATCCTCGATGCCGTGCGCCGCGCTGAAATAATCCGGCAGACCCACGCCCGTGAACCAGCCCCGGATCATCCCATCATAAAGCACCAGCGCGGAGGTCTTGTCGTCGTAGAGCATCTGATCGGGATACCGGTGCAGCTTCGTTTCGACACGGTATCCTTCCCACAGGCGCAACTGGGCCTTGAGGTAGTTCTCCTCCCAGGTGAGCTGCACGTGCCCGCGCCCGTAGTAGCATTCATTCCAGGGCCCGGTGGGTTCACCGTAGCTGTGCCCTTCACCTTTCCCATACTCCTCGATGGGCCGCATCGTCGCGGCTGACTCGTGGAACGTGGTCGCCAGCGCATAGGCGAGCCAATCATCGCCGTCATTGGGGTTGTCGCGCGCGAAGCGACGCTCCCAGACGTCCAGCAGCACATTCATCCCATAGACCTGGGACCGGTTGAGACTGCCCGGGAACGGTGCCTCGCGCACCGCGTCGAAGAACCGTTTCCGGTTGATCATTACGCTCACCGATTGACGTTCACGATGACGAACGACCGATGGATCGCGCCCGCGAGCTTGATCGCGCACTGGATCGTCGGCGCGATCCGTTGCTCGCGGATGCTTTGCGGCTGGCTCTCGACCAATGGTGCGTATACGTAATAACCCTTCGAGAGCATCTGCCCGAACGCGATGGAGCCGAAGCCCGGCGCGTTCCACTGGCCGGGCGCGATCAGCCCATTGACCACGCCCTGGATCAAGGCGTTCTCCACGGTCGTCACGAGGATATGCACGCCCTGGTTGGTTTGCGGGATCTTGGTCGGCGCGGTGTAGAGCACATTGTAGACGTCGGTCTGGATCCGGTTCGCCAACCAATCGGTGCCATGCACCTCATCGAAGAAGAACCCGTTCGCCATCACGCCTTCCTGCAGGATCGCGGTGTCGTTGCTGTAGTAAACAAACACGTTGCAATGCTTGAACTTCAACGTGGACGCCTGGGTCTCGGTGAGCTGCTCCGCGACGACGCCCGGTTCCTGCTTGAACTTCAGCGTGATCGTGGTGTTGCTGGCCTCGAAATCGACCGTGAAGGCCTTTCCGAGAGCGGAACAAACAGCGTATGGGCTGGACGTGCTGTATTGTCCGAAGGTGCGCTCAAGGTTCTGCGCCTTCATCAGCGACGCCAGATCGAACTCGCTCGTGGCATCGAGCGTCAGCGGGTCGGCGGTCGTGTAGCCGTAGATGCTGATCGGGTTCGCGCCTTCGAGATACGATGCGACAGCGAGATGATCCGCCGTGGACAGCGGAGCCGTCGTGGCGAACGTCAGGCCATACCAGACCGCGTGCGCGCGGAGCGCGAGGGCGCACTCCAGCGGGGTCTCCGCCTTCACGCCAGCCACCGGCACCGACGCGCCCGATGCCTGAGTGAGGCCCAGCACGCCCGAGACATCGGTGCCGATACCGGCGGCGTAGGCGTAGCCGATGGCCGACGTCGGCCCCTGCGTCAGGCTCTCGATATGGAAGCGAGTCCCGTCCCACCATGCGCGCCCACCGTCGATGGCGTCGGACATGATCTTGGCGACGCCGTTCATCGTGACCGCCCCGGTGAAATTCATCCCCAGAGTCCCCACCGATGGCGGAGCCGCGCCGGACGCCGCCGTCAGACGCATCTCCTCGGACAGGTCGGTCCCCGACATCGGTGCTGAAGCGTAACTAACGGTCGAGATCGACCCGGTGCTCGCGGAGCGGATGACGAAGGTGCTCCCCGGCTCGTCCCATTCGCACGTCCCCGCCGCGCCGAGACCCTCGGAGATCAGATCCGCCGCGTCGGCCAGGCCGACCTGCACGTCGGTCGGGTTGATCAACTGAAAGTTGATCGGCGGCAGGTTCACGACAACGTTGTCGATGGTGATGATGAAACCCCCGTCGATGGTCGTCAGGAGCGCCGTGTGCAGCGTGGTCGCGCCCTGCGTGGCGAACGGTGCCGAGCGCAGGTAGCCCGCCGATGCCGACACCTGGCGCGGGATGCCGTCGATGTCGATCTTCAGCGTGGCGTCCTGCAGCACGCGAAGACGCTGCAGAAGGTTGTAGGCCTGGACAGGGGAAAAGATCGCCCCGTGCAGCACCGCGTTCGATCCGTTCGGCGAGAACCTGCCGATGTAGAGGATCGATGGCGTGGGCCGCTGGCTGAAGAACAGATCCGCCGCCAGGAACTCGGGAGCCGCCGAGCCGAAATCAGCGGCGACACCGTCGAGCGTGGTATACTCGCGGATCCGCTCATTCGGATCGATGGCGCTAGACGATCCGGCGATGCATAAAGCGCCGAAATTCCGCAACGGCGCGGCGATGGGCGAGAGGTTGATGTCAACGCGGACGACATCAGAGACGTTCAAACCGGCCATGCGATGGCGCTCCTTTGTTATGGTTTCAGAATGTTCCGCCATCGATGATCGCGATTGACAACGGGGTCGCCGCCGTCAGGCCATCACCTACGAACACGGTCGTGTCGATATATTCGAGCTTCGTCTGTTCCAGCTCTTCGAGGGCTTCCTGCACCGTGGTCGCCCCGAGCCCCAGGATCGGCGTGACGCCGACGTTCTCGGCGGTGGAGTCCACGTATCCGATGGTGACCTTGTGCCACGCGAACGTTCCGATTGCAGAAGGAACCTCGCCGCAGACCAGCCAATCCTCGGCGTGATACGGCCCGTAGGCAGCCGCCTCGCCCAGGCCGGGCCCATCGTTGGTGCATATGATAAACTTGCCGTCGAGATACTTCTCGGGCGCTGGCAGCGGCCCAGGATCCCCGGCACCGATCAGATCGACCACGTCGAGCTGCACGTCATAGGATCCGGCGAACACCAGCGGCGCGTCGATCATGGTGCCGCCCGCGCCGATGTTCAGCACGCCGCGATTGTTCCAGACCCCGTTCGGGTCGTCGGTGCGCTCCTTCGGGATTTGCTTGAGCAGGAGTCGGCTCGCCAGGCCTGGATCGGCGGGCGTGACCAGGTCGATGATGACGTCGCCCGCCTTCATCGCGCTGCCCGCCGGGACCGCGCCGCCCGCGATGTAGACCGTGCCGCCCCCGGAGGATCCAGCGCCACCGGCCAGGGTGACGTTGCCGCCGAAGCCGGACATATCGGCGGCGGTGCCGTTGTTGGTGCCGCCGTGGATGGTCACGGCACCGCCGGTATCGTTGTCGGAGCTGCCCGCGCGCACCTGCAGGTAACCGCCCTTCGAGCCATCGTAGCCCCGGCCCGCCAGCAGGTTCAGCGAGCCCGCCGTGCCGCCTGGGATGCCTCGGGTATCGCCGGACTCCACGTAGGCCGAGCCGCCGTAGCCGCGTGTCGCGCCGCCGTTGCCCGCGTGCAGCTCAAGGTTGCCGCCCGAGCTTAGCTCGTCCCCGGCGTTCGACGCCTTCACGATCAGGAACCGGCCCCGCTTGCTGTTGGTGGCGATGCCGCTGGTAACCACGCCGGGATCGACCGTGACCTGGCCGAAGATCGACAAGGTGCCCCGGATCTCGCCGCCGGTCAGCGGCAGCACCTGGGCCCATCCGCCGTCCTGGCGTCCATAGGCGAACGTATCGACCGGCGCGTCGTCACCGATGGGCAACAACGGCACGCCCTTGATCGTCGGGATCGCGGACAGATCGATGGCCCCCGATTGGCGGGTGACGTGGATCGCCGTGCCCAGGGGATCGCCAATGTCGGAGAACCGACTGATCGCGAAATCCGACCCGGCGTTCTCGCCGGTCTCGGGCGAGTTGTTGCCCATGACCATCTTCCAGCGCGGGATATCGCGCACGGTCGCGTCGATGGGCACCTCGTAGCCATCGGTGATCCGGTTGAGCCCCAGCGGGCCGGTCATCGCCCCGCCCTGGATCGGCAGCACCTCGAACCACCTGCCGCCCTGGCGTCCATAGGTGTCGCCGTCCATCGGTGCCTCTGGCACCTCACCGCTCACGCCCTGGTCGCCCTTGTCGCCCTTGTCGCCCTTGAAGCCGCGCGGCCCGATGGGCATCAGGGAGTAAACCTCGACCACCAGTGACGGCGGCACCTGGTTCAGAATGATGGTCTCGCTCATGCGCGCTTCACCCCTCGTTTCGGAAATGACATCAATCCGGCGGTCTGCTCGCTGCGCAGCGGGTTCACCACCGGCTCGTAACGACTATCGGTGACGTCCAGCACGATGCGGACCTCGCCGCGCAGGATCGTCGCGATCTCATCGTTGGTGTTGGCGAGCTGCAGATCCCACACGCCCCCGGTGTCGGGAAGCTCGCGGGAGACCTTCGCGTTCAGGAACAGGTCGATGATGTTCGGCGCGGTGACCGCGCATTCGATGGGCCAGACCCCGACACCGCCGGGCTGCGCGCGGATCTCCGCCTTCGCCGATGTCTGCGACAGGTCGAACGGCAACCGCCGCGCGGTGTCCAGCCAGATCACCACGCGCCATTCGTAGGTGTCGCCGCGATATAGTTCGATAGGGTAACGACCGGGCATCATGGCGCGGCTCCTGGGTCATGGATGATGGTGTCGGGGCGGACGGTGACCACGGTCGGTGCCAGCCCGAGATCGTTACGCAAGACGACATCGGCACCGTTCAGGTTGAGGATCGGGTAGACGCGGTCGATCTGCAGCCGGAACTCCATCTCCAGATCCGCGCGGTTGATCCATTGCTGGTTGACCAGCTCGGGCGCGCGGGCGAGATCATGCACGGTCTTGAGCTTCAGCCCGCGCAGCATCTCCATCTGCTGCGGGATGTAGCTGGCATCACGTAGTTGCGCGGCGGCGTCCTCCGCCTCGGGCCCATAAAACGTTACGTGAACGGTCAGGGTCGAGTGCCGATACATGCGGTCAACACCGGGCCCCTGCGCCCCTGGCAGGGTCGTGTAGCCGTCATGCCGGATCTCGGGATAATCATCGACTTCCTGGCGCAGCACGCCGACCGCCGCCCAGGTGACGTCAGCCGGTGGCTGCGTCGCCGGATGCGGTTGCCACCGGGGACGCACCAGATGACCCGGCAGGTTCGCCAGCGTGGCGACCATGCTCTGCAGAACCGTTTCGATCTCCGATGCTTTCAACGGGCCCGGTGGCCGGTCGATGACATAACCGCCCGTGGCGGACGTGTTTGACGACGCGGTCCCGCTCATGCGATGGGTTCCTCATCTTCGATGGCGCAAAGATAGCTCGAACGGGGACGCAAGCCGCCAGGAGCCGCCCCGACTACTCGTCGGTTAATCAGGATGGACCTCAATTCCGGGTAGACGAGCGGAGGTGACTTCGCCGGGTGGAGAGAACCCGGCAACTATTCCGGCTGACGACTCAATCCGGCCTTGATCCAGAAGAACATCTCCTCGCCCTTGCTCTTCGCCATGGCCCGATGATGCTCGGGGATCGGCAAGGTCATGAACAGCGCGGCGACGCGCTGCGCCAGCTCATCGACGTCACTGGCGGTCGCGACGGTCATGCCGCCCGCCTCGCGCGCGGCGTCCTTCGCGGTGGAAACGATGCTGGCAGCGCCGCCGACGCGGGTGGGTAGATCATTCATGGTGGGCCCTCTCTGGGTGATATGGTCTTGATACTCATAACACCTTCATATTGGGATCCGAAGTTGCCGAACCTTTCAATGCTGATCACGACAAATTCACTGTCGCGCCAGATGACCGTGTCCGCTTTGGTCAGGTTGGTCGCGGTCGCCAGCGGAAACGCCGTGATGATGTCGTAGCTGCCGCCCGTGCGCGCGGCGTCCGGTTCGATGGACAGGTCGTCGCCGCTCGCGGGCTGGATCGACGCCATCGCGGTATAAGATGTTTCCTCGTAACGAACGACGCCGTCTTCGCCGACTGTCTCGACCGAGCGGATGATGGTTACCGGATCGCAGAAATCGGGATCGAATAATAGTTCTGTGACCGATATGTTCGCCATTAGTAGAACCGCCCGCCACCGCCGAACAGCAGGACGACCACGATGATGATCAGGATGATCCCGATGATCCCGATGCCGCTGCCGCCGTAGTAGCCGCCCCGGTAGCCGTAATATCCACCGCCGCCGAACAGCAGTAGTAGCACGAGAATGATTAGGATCAGGCTCATGGTTTCACTCCTTCATTGCAAGATGAAGCCGAACACCCGCCAGCCCACGAGGAAGAACAGAACCCAGAGCAGCAGACCGTTGTATTGCGGCCAGTAGACCTGCCCCTGCGGCGTGCGGCCCACGAGCCAGAAGATGAACCAGATCACCATGAGAACCCAGAAGAGGAGACCGATGGACATTATAGTTGCACCTTCCGAACGACATACGAGATGGACCGGCGGAGCTGGCCGGTGTCGATCAACGGCTGGATGTTCAGACCGGCCCCGCCCGTGTCCCAGGTCGAGCCCGCGTAGGAGCGCAGGATCTGCGCCGACGACATACCCATCTGCTTGCCGCCGTCCATGATCGACCGGAGCTTGCGCCGACCGGCGGCGGTCTTGCGCATCCGCGCGCGGATGGTCGCGGGCTGCAGCGGCGCGAACGCCGGATCCGGGTTGGTGATCGCCTCGACCGCCGCGTTGCGGGCGATGATGCCGACCTTGTTCAGCACGGCATCGACCGGCACGCCCTGGCCCATGACGATGTCCTGCGCCGCCTTCTTCAGCATCGGCAGGATCGTGGGCTGCACCTTTTTGATCGCGGGCCGCAGGAACGGTCGCGCCGGAATGTTATGCGCCGGACTGCCAAATTCATGCACGCGCGCGAGCATGGCGTTCGTTACCACCCGCGCCCCGCCGTCGCTCCGCGTGCCCTTGGTCGCCGGGACGCCGATGAGCACGTCGCTCGACGTCAGCTCGGAGACCCGGTCGAGCAGGTCCGCGACATGATCGACAACCTTCAGGACGCTCTCGATGCCCTCGGCCACCGGTCACATACCGCCGTTGTCGAGCTGGTTGATCGACGCCTCGGCTGCGGTCCAGAACGTCCGCCAGGCCTCGTTCAACGTGTTGACCGCGTAGGCGTAGTCGGTGCCCGCCGCGCCGGGCGTGTCCACCCTCGGCTGCACCCCGAAATTATTCTGCTGCGAGAATATTCCCGTGGGCACCGCGTTGGGCGTCAGGACCGCCGCCTCGAACTCCGTTCCGGCGACGCCGGTATAGCCGCTCGAAGCCGTGGCGATGGCGTCGGCCAATCGTTCCATTGACGCATTGAGTGAGAGGAGCTTGCCAACGGTCTGATTGGTCAGCCCGCCGAACGGGGTCATACTGGGAATGATGAGAGCGGCCATTTATGCGAACCTTTGTTCGAGAGCGGTGAGACGCGCGTTGATGGTTTTCAACGCGTTGATGACTGCGTGAATGAGCGGCCCGTCATTGAAGCTAAGCTGATCGGGCAGCCGGTCGTCGGGGTTCGGGCCGAACGGATTGTGCGGCTGGCCGCGCGTGGGAAACACGCACTCTGGCAGGTGCTCGCGAACACGTTGCGCGATCAGACCGATCTTCTCGACGTCGTCATCGATGGATCCGCCAAGCCCGTTGAACCTGTAGCGCACCGGTTCGAGTTGGATCAGCTCCGCCAGACCGTGCTCGTATGGCACCACGTCGCGCTTCACGCGTTCGTCCGACGTGTCGTATTTATACAGTTCGCCTCGGCAATGAAAATTGCCGGACGGGTCGGTCCACGACATCGCGCGCCCGTCCCATGACCAGAATAGCAGCGAGCCGCCCGATGGTGGATCCCAGTGCAGTTTCCAGCCATCGCTGGAGAACTGCAGGACGCGTCCACCGGAGTTGCCCCAGAGGCTGAACGAGTCGCCCAGGTTCTCGGTCATGAAGTATGCGCCGCGATAGGCGCGGAAGGTGCCCAACGTGCGCAGGTCGCCGTGAACGTCGCCGCCCCAGATCGACAGGTAGCGCCCGTCGCAGGTGCCCGCCGTGTAGAAGTTACCGTTGACCCATCCGGTCGTCGCCATGTCGCCGATGTAGGTGCCATCGATATACATATTGACGAAGCCGTTCCAGCCCATGCCGAACCAGCTCGAACTGTAGCTGCGGTATTGAATGCCCAGCCAGCCGACCGTGGCGGCGGACGTCGCGAAAGCGATCCCGTCCGGTTGCACCTGAAACAAAACCGCGTTGTCGTGGCCGCGCACGTAGGACATATGCCCGCTACCGGCGGCATACTCCCAGCGCCACATGGAGCTGTTCTGGACGAACTGGGTCGTGCCGCCGTCAACGTAGATATACATTCCGTTGTAACCACGGAACGTTGTTCCGGCCATGGTGAAATTGCCCGCGCCATCGAGATACGCGCGCGGGTTGCCCGATACGACACCGTTACCATCTGAGTTGGTGAAATAGAGGACATTGTTCCAGTTATACATCCCGACACAACTGCTGCCGGGATGATGCGAGCCCAGGAAGCCGTGATAGTTGCCGTTGGTGGCGACGATGTTGCCGTTGGTGTTCTGCACCCCGTTGATCGTCGCCCCGGCGTTCGCGGTCAAATGCTGATAGAGATACGTCGTTCCGCCGACGACATGATCCCCTCGGACCCAAAGCCGACCGGGACTGCCGCCGCCGCACTCGACGTTCAGGTTGCCGGACAGATCCATCTGCCCGCTCTGCCGCGAAAGATGCAGCACCGCCGGGCTGATGTAATCACCGTTCATGTCGTAACGATGGATCGCGAAATTGGATCCCAGGTTCCAGTTGGGGGACTCCAGCGCGCCGTCCACGATTTGCACGTTCCAGCGTAGCTTGCCGTGCTTGTAGGCGAGGAGCTGCACGCCCTGGTCATCGGCATCGTTCGCGACATGGAACGAGATCGTCGGCCACGCCTTGGAAATCGCGAGATCGCCGGTCAGCGTGCCGCCTGATAACGGCAGAAAATCACCGCCTGTCGTAACGATCTTCGCGTCCACGTAGGCTTTCGTCGTCGCGTGCATGTCGAGCGTGGGCGGCTGCGCCAGCGTGACATGGGTATTGCCCAGCATCGTGAGCCCGGCGGATCCAAGCCGCGCGCGTTCCGCCGTCCCGGTATGGAACGCGTGCGCGCCGCCCGCGCTGACGTTGTAGTTGAGGCGGCTGTCGGAGACCGAGAAGCCGTAGCCCGACGTGTGCAGACTGATATGCCGCGACAGGTCGGTGACGTTCAGCACCACCGCCCCGCCAAATCCCAGCCCGGCGTCCAGGGTCAACCGGCCCTGCATGGTATCGCCTGAAACGTTTACCCATCGCGCGTCGCCGTCGCTGACCGACACGCCCCCCGCTGGTGGAACGGCGGACGCGTCGATCAGGAGCTTTCGACGCGACGCGTCGAGCGACGACGGCACGCCGACCCATAGACGGGTCGGCGTGCCCATCTCCACACCCAGCTCGCCCGGCAGCAGAGCTGGCGGGGCGTTGGCACGCTCGGTGCGGAGTATCTGGATTTGTTTCGCCACGCGATCAGATCCTCGCCCTCGTCAGTCGCGCCTCGATAGCCGTCAGCCTGGCTTCCAGCGCCATCGCCGCCGTCAGGCGCGCCTCGATAGCCGTCAGCCGGGCTTCCATCGCCGCCTGGGCCGCGACGCCGCCCGCGCCGATGTTGATCACGCCCCCGTTGTTCCAGATCGCATCCACGGTCGTCTGGGCCATGGTGGGCAGGAACCCGAACCGGATCTTGCCGCGAATGTTGCTGTAGGTAGCGTCGCCCGCGCCGCCTTCGAGATAGATCCAGCCCCCGGCACCATCACCGCCGGGGATCGCGGCACCGCCCTTGAGTTCAACGCCACCGCCGCCGAACTGTCCGGCTCCGCCGTTGATATACACGGCGCTGCCGGAACTGGATGTGTTTTGACCCGCCGACAGGGTCAGACTACGCGTGCCCGGCTCGGCTATGTCTGGCGTGATGATGGACGACCCGGACTCCATGACGAGGCGTGTCGCCACGCCCATGGTCAGGTTGCCGGTCAGCTCGCCGCCGGTCGTGGGCAGACCCGCGCCGCCGCCGCCAGCGGCGGCACCCGCGCCGACGTTGAGCGCGCCCGCGTTGTTCCAGACCGCCTCGGGATCCGCCTGCGCCACCGTCGGCAAGGTCATCTTGACCACGCCAGCCCCGAGCGGGCCCGCGCCGGGGACGAGCCTG